CCCGGTGACCAAGGAAGCGATCTACTTCGATCGCACCAATCTGATCCTCCAGCGGGCTGCGGAGGCTGGCGAGGTCCTCGGGTCGAACAAGGAACGGCGACTGGTGGACCTGGCCATCGGCGCGACGAACAACTTCAAGTGGAAGGGGACCGCGTACAACACCTTCTACACCTCGGACGACGACGGCCCGTGGGTCAACCGGGACGACGCCAACGGCCTGATCGACTGGTCGAGCATCGACGTGGCCGAGCAATTGTTCGCCGAGATGACCGATCCGGCCACCGGCGACCCGATCCTGATCGGTGGCCGGACCCTGTTGGTCCCAACGGCCAAGCGGTTCACCGCCCAGCGACTGGTCGCCGCTACGGAGACTCGCGAGACGACCAACACGAACACGACGACCGTCGGCCCCAACCCGCTGGCCGGCATGGGGATTCGCATGGCGGTCAGTGCCCTGCTCTACCAGCGGCTCCAGGCCGCCCTGGAGCTCGACGCCGACACGGCCAAGGGCGTCTGGTTCTACGGCGACCCGGCCAAGGCCTTTGCCTACATGGAGAACTGGCCGATCACCGTGCTGCAGTCGCCGGCCAACAGCGAGGCGGAGTTCAACCAGGACATCGTGGTCCGTTACAAGGCCAGCGAGCGCGGGGCCGCCGCGGTGTTGCAGCCCCGGGCCTGGCAGCAGCACCGCGCTGCGAGAGAGTCGTCGAGCGGTTCGGCCAGCGGCTCGGGCAGCGGCTCGGCCAGTGACTCAGCCAGTGGCTTAGCAAGCGATTTTTCGTCGCGAGGTCCGCCTAGCGGTTCGTCGAGCGGCTCGGGCAATCCATTCTCGCAGACGAGCGAATCGTCAGGGAGCATCCCGCAACTTTGAGCCGCCTGATAAGCGACGTGTTGAGCAACGTGTCCCTATAGGCCGCTTTCCCTGGCCACTGAGCATGTTGCGCCCGCCCGGCTCCGGCGGCCCTGGAACGTCGGGGCCGGGCCCTTTGTTCGCATCACGGACCATAGAGGTGTCCTGTGCCGACCGACTTGGAACAGATCCAGACGATCAAGAGCCAAACGCTGGCGGTGATCGCCCAGATCACGGCCAACCCCAAGCCGTCCTATTCGGTCAACGGCCAAAGCGTATCCTGGGCCCAGTACCTGGCCGAGCTGAAAAAGACAGTCGCGTGGTGCGACCAGCAGCTTGGCCGTGACCAGCCGTTCGAGATCCGTAGCCGGGGGTTTTCATGACGCTTGCTCACCGCGGCGACCGCGGTTCGACGCGGTTCTCCGTTCCTGGTCGCTAACCCCTAATTCACAAACCAATGACCGACATCTTCGACCCTAGCAGCGATTTCGAGACCGTGACCGACGGGCTGGAGGCGGTCACGCTCCAGGTGGCCGGGCAAGAGGACCAGGCGATTGCCCACGCCCACCGCAACCAGGCCAAGAACGCCGAGGCGGACGAGGCCGACGGGGACGTGCGTCAGGGCGATACGACCTGGCAGTGGCCGGCGGCCGAATCGCCGACCAGGCCGCCGCTGGGTTCGGTGATCGTCGATGGCGCAGGGGACCACTGGACGATTTTGGCGATCGACAACCAGGTCCTGCGGAGCAAGTGGTCGGCCACCTGCCGCAACCTGGCCGTCGAGGCCCGGCTGGACACGCTGGTGACGATCCAGCAGGCCGTCTATGCCAAGAGCGACGCCGGAGAGGCCGTGCCCACGTGGGAAGACCTGCACGCCGGCGTGCGGGCCAAGGTCCAGCCAATCACCAAGACGCCGGAGATCGAATCGGACGCGGAAACCACGGACCAGGCGTACGAGATTGTCCTCGAAGCGGACCTGGCCGACGTGCCGGCCGCCGACCTGCGGATCGTCGACAGCGAGGGGAGCGTGTACCGGATCGACGATTACCGGCGGCCGTCGCGGATCGACGTCCTGCCGGTGGTCGAGGCCACCAAGGTCGGCGAGATCGAGGTGGGAGAATAGCCATGGGCCTGAATCTGAAATGGCGAGGCGACCAGTTCAACCGGCACCTGCGCCGGGCGACCGCCTCGGGGCTGAAGCGGGCCGGCTCGTTCCTGCACAGCAAGTGCCGCGAAGAAGTGAGCTCGCCAAACACGGGCACGCGCAAAAGGCGCAAGCGGGACACGGCCGTCGGGCCCAAAGGATCGTCATACACCGTCTACGGCCAACCCAGCCGGCCGGGACAGCCGCCGCGGGTGCGGACCGGCACCGGTCGCAGCGAGATCGTCCGGGAGTACAACGGCAACGACCGGAACCCGGCTGTACGGGTGGGCGTGACGCGAAAGGGCATCTACATGTTCTACCTGGAGCTGGGCACGCGGCGGATCAAGGCGCGGCCCTGGCTCTTGGCCACGTTGATGAAGTTCCGCCGCCGGATTGGGGAGCTGGCCGCCTCAGGAAAGTAGGAGAAGAACCGGCATGTTTGGCAAACCCAGGCAGTACACGGTCGTGGTGACCTACCGGCCGGAAGGCATCTCGACAAGCCTGCACAAGGCCACCAGCGCCGTGCGCCAGTGGGGGCCGATGGGCCTGGGAGCGGCCGAGTCGCTGGTCGTGGAGCTGGGAAGTCGCGAAGACGTGGTCAAGGCACGCATCGAGCCGGTGGAGGGAGTGTAGATGTGGCTGCGACGGTCGCCGGGCTATTGCACGAGTTATGGGCCGCCCACACGACCCTGGAAGGCCTGTTGCCGGCCGAGCGGGTGTTCACCGGGCGCGTGCCGATCCGCACGCCCATGCCGTACGCCTCGATCACCCAGCCAGCCGGCATGGCCAGTGGCCAGAGCAATTTGCACCGGTACGGCCAGGAGACCTGGCGGGTACAGGTCTGGTGCGAGCGGTACGCCGAGGGAGAGGCGATCCAGCGAGCCGTGGAGGACTGCTTCCTCAACTACAACGGCCCGTTGGACACGGGCGGCGTGCTTTGCATCGGCCACGATTCCAGCTTCTCGCTGCAGGAGGAAGAGCCGGGCCGCACGGTCTGGCAGTTCGTGATCCAGTTTTCCATCTCCATAGAACGGCCGCGGGCCGACGGATAGGAGAAAACCCGATGTCTGACCTGGTCAATGCAATCAGCGGTAAGGACGGCAGCGCCGTCGCCGGCGAAGCCACGCTGGAAATCACCGAGTGGACGTACGAACCGTCGATCGGCGCGCCGAAGTACGCCAGCAACCTTACCCAGGGCCACAAGGTGGCGGTGGCCGCCGTGCAGGACGGCAGCGGCACGATCACGTGTCCCGTCACAGCCAGCGGCCTGGTCCTGAACCTGGGCGAAGTCGTGGACCTGGCCCTGTACGGACCGATCAACGTGAGCCTTACGGCGCTGATCACCTCGCACCCGATCACCGTCGACGTCAACGACGGCAATCCCACGATGATCGCCTACAGCTTCGAGCCGCGGAGCAAGCCGGTCTTCAGTGCAGGAAGTTCTTCCTGACGGACGCCGGCACGGACGGGTAATCAGTACGCAACGGCCGGCGACGGACGCCGGCACACAGGAGAACCACAGTGGCGAGTGGACAATCCCAATCAGCCGGGCGCGTGGAACAGACGGTCGAGCTGGGCGGGCGCACGCTGCGCATGCACACGCCGCCGGCCGTGGAGGTCTACGCCGGCCTGCAGGAATACTGGAAGCGGCAACAGCCGGACCTGGTCGCCTGGGCGGCCGATGCCTGCGCCAAGGCGCCGCCGGCGCAGCACGAGGCGATCTGGGCCGCCGCGGCCGGCCAGGGCACGCGCGAGCCGACCGAGGTGGACCTGAACCGCTTCATCAACACGCTGGACGGCGTGGTGTATCTGTTGTGGATTTGCCTCAAGAAGCACCATGCGGAAGAGTTCCCCACGCCCCAGCACGTGCGCCCGCTGCTGGAGGCGGCCAGCGAGGCAAAGCTCAACGAGGTGGCCCACAAGACGGAGATCGTTACCGGCGAGGCCGAGGCAAAAAACTGATCTGGCCCGAGCCGGAGCAAACGCCCCGCTCGGGCAAAGGGCCGCCGGACCCCAAGCTGCTGCTGGGCGGCTGGCCGGAGGTTTATAAGTTCTTCGCCCGGGAGTACCAGTTTACCCCGAACCAGGTGGGCGAGTTGACGCTTATCCAGATGTGCATCCTGTTAGGCGCGATCACCCCGGACCACGTAATCCTGCGACTGCCGGGCAAGGACTATCAGCGGATGATTAGCACCCCGGAAAACCGGGCCAATCTGAAGCGTTTTCACGGAAGGTAGAGGCGATGGCATTCAAACTGGCAAAGGCCTACGTCGAGCTCCATCAGCGAGGTCTGGACAAGGTAACCAACCTGGTCGGCGGCCTAAAGAGGCGACTGCTCGCACTGGTCAACCCGATAGGCTTGGTCTCCGGGGCGTTGGCTGCAATCGGCGTGACGGGCGGGGTAAGCTCGATGCTCAAGCTTTCAGCCAACGCGGAATCGCTGGCCGTGTCGTTTGAGGTCCTCTTGGGCTCCGCCGAGAAGGCCAAGGAAATGATGGAGGACATCAACCGCTTTGCCGCCAAGACGCCATTCGAGCAGCAGGAGCTGGCCGGAGTCACGAAGCAATTACTGGGGTACGGTGTGGCGCAGGAGGACATCATCCCCACGTTGAAGCAGCTCGGCGACATGGCCGCGCTGTCCGGCTCTCGGCTCGATGAACTTGCCAGGGCATTTGGCAAGGCTAAGGGCAAGGGAAAGGTCCAAGGCGAGGTGTTCGAGATGTTCACAGACCGCGGTATCGGGATCATGAAAGAGTTGGCAAAAGTCATCGGCGTCGCGGAAACCGAGGTGGCAGACCTTGGTTCAAAGGGCAAGGTATCGTTCGGGCATCTCCAGGAGGCAATGCGAAACATGACCTCTGAGGGCGGGCTCTACTATCAAGGCATGGAGAAACTCAGTGGTACCAAGGGAGGCCTTTGGTCGACGCTTACCGGCAATGTCAAGGTGGCGATGGGTCAGGTCGGCACCATGATTTACGAGGCATTCAATCTGGGTGACGTGCTCAAGGACGCCGGCAGTTTTGCAGAGAACTTCAAGGCCAATTTCGGCGAACAGATTAAGACCGCGTTGCAGACGGTTGCCCAATGGGCGGCGTACACCTGGGAATCCATTAAGGCCCTGGCCGGCTGGATACGCAACCTTTGGGAGGCGCACGGGCCGCTGATCCTCAAGTTGGCCAAGTTCGCGGCGATCCTTGGCGGCGTAGTGGTGGCGGTCTCGGCGGTGTCGGCTGTGATCTCGGCATTGGGCGCGGGGATCGCGTTTCTGGTAAGTCCGATCGGTCTTGTCGTCGTGGCGATGGCGGCGCTTGCGGTGTTTTTTGAGGACGCTTTCAAAGGCATAGTGAGCGACCTGATGTACCTGATCCAGAACTGGGACATGATGTGGCGGCTCGCCTGGGAGAACACGAAGCTCGCTGTGTCGAACACTTGGGAGCGGGTGAAGACGTTCTTTGTCAACATCGGCGAACTGTTGGTGTGGTTCGCGGGCAACTGGCAGGACGTCTTCCTCTCGGCCGCCAAACTGGTTGCCAGCGTCTTCAGCAACGTCTGGCACAACCTCCGCGAAGGCTGGAACGAGCTTTGGAGCTGGATCAGCGGGCGCGACTACGAGGCGGACTTTAAGCCGCTTCTGGACGGCTTTAAGTCGACCATCAAAGAACTGCCCGAGCTGACCAAGGCAGCGGTCCGCAAGAGCACGCCCGAAATCGACCGGATCTACCAGGAGCTGGCCAAACGGGAGGAGGCCAAACAGCGGAAGGCGGCCAAGCAGCAGGCCAAGGCCCAACAGACGCAGGCGGAGAAGGCGGCCGGCCAGACCGTACCGGCGGGTGCAGCCCCGCCTGCCGGCCAACCGGAAAGGGCCGCGGCCGCCGGACCGCCGATCGGCACGTTCGGCTATTCAGCTTTGGCCTCCAAGATGCAAGACGCGGCCCTGAAAGAGATGGAGAAGAAGGACGTCGCCGCGGAGAAGACGGCCCGGGCCACCGAGCAGCTCAACCAGGCGGCCCAGGGCGAAGGGCTCAAAGTCCGTCCGGCCGTAGGTGGCGGCGGCGGCAATCTTCTCCCCACACCCTTACCAGCATGGGGATAGCGTGCCATGGCAATGCCAGGCTGGGAAGAGCTGCAAGGCTCGCCCAAGGACAGTATCACGGTCGACGGCGGGCCGACCGCCGAACGGTTGTTCCTGGTCGACTGGGGCAGCAAAGCGAACTTCTACGCCGAGATGTGGGCCAACCAGCGGGCCTATCCGGCGTTGGCCCACTGCTACCTGACCGGCATTAGCACCGAGCCATTCTCGGCCGAGCTGTGCCCCGACGCGGCCGTCCTGGTCGCCCCCTCCTCGGCACTCGCTTCCTACAGCACCAACGGCGGACGCGTGCTTTTGGCCCGCTGCCAGTACGGCTTCGACTGGACCGAGGCCGATTGGCCCAGCGACATCCCCAAACCGGCTTGCGACGAGGGCACGGAACTGGCCCTGCGCACGCGATGGGCTGGCGAGATCATGGTTCTCCCGGCCCGTGCCGTGCGGTGGGAAGACAACCTCTATGGCGACCCGGACGGGCCGATGGCGCAGCACGACTCCAAGGCGGCACGGCTGTTCGTGGCCACGCCGGAGTATCAGGTGGAGTGGAAGTACGTGGACGATCCGCCAGTCGCCGCCCTGCGCGACCTGCTCGGCCACACCAACGACGCCGCGTTCCTGGGAGTCCCCGCCGGCTGCCTGCGATTCGAGGCGTTCGAGTTGGACGCGGGATTCACGCTCGACCCGACCGACCCGTTCAACTGGACGGTGCGGTGCGTGCTCAAAGAGCGTCGTATCCGGGGGGACGATGCCATCACCTGGAACCACGACTACCGCGGTAACCCGCCGGGATGGGAAGCCGTCGACTTCTCCGACGAACAGCCGCGGTTTCCCCAAGTCGACTTTTCCGAGATGTTCCAGACTCCTGAACCTGAACCACCGGAAGAACCACCGGAAGAATAATCGTGCCCTCTGAACCACCGGAAGAATAATCGTGCCTCCCACGCTTCCCTCTCCGCGACGCGGCCAGCCAATGCATGCCGGCCAGTTCCGCGCGCTGACCAGGGAAGTGGATTCGCTCAGGGGGGCCACGGCAGACGGGCAGATCGACATCGCGGGCGGGGCCCTTGGGCCGTCGAGCGTGGCCCGGCCGAACACGATGATCCAACTGTTCGAGATCACCGGCTGCTGGGAGCGGGAGGAAGACGTCGAGTTCCGGCCATGGCACTGGCACCGGGCCATCGCAGTGCCGGTGCTCTACTATCCGGGCAGCGTGCCGGCCAACCGCCGCTGGGAAAAGGGCGACTGGGACTGCACCTACATCTACCATTCCAACGGCTACCCGCCGAGCGAGCGGAACGACATGCGGGAGCAGGACGTCTTTGTCCCGCAGTACGGCGTCGGCGATTGGGTCTGGTGCATCGAGAACCAGCAGAGCGGCTGGTGGGAGATCCTCGACAAGTACGAGGATATCTGGCGGGTCATGCTCGAAGAGGACCTGTATGCGTGCGACGGTGCCCCGGGGCGGCTGATTCTCCGCGGCGAGTGCGAGTGCTATGACGGCGAGTGTAGGCCGAAGGATTACACCATCGACGTGGTGGACCCGCTGGGGGTCGTGCGGGCGAGCCCGGCCGTTGCACAGGTGGACCAGTTCGGGCTCTACCACGCACCGGCCGGCTCGTTTGCCTACGTCAAGTATTTTGCCGATTCGCAGCAGTTCGAGCTTCTTCAACTGGGCTATTGCCCTTGCAGCAGCTCGTCCAGCAGTTCTTCGAGCAGCTCATCGAGCAGCTCATCCAGCTCAAGCTCGTCGAGCTCTTCGTCCAGCAGCTCCTCATCCAGCAGCAGCTCCTCGTCCAGCAGCAGTTCTTCGTCGAGCAGCGGCTCGTCCGGCAGCGGCTCATCGAGCAGCGGTTCGTCGAGCGAGTCCAGCAGCTCGTCCAGTAGCAGCTCGTCATCCAGCAGCAGTTCGTCCAGCGAATCGTCAAAGAGTGAACCGTCAAAGAGTGAACCGTCAAAGAGTGAAAGCGGCAGCTCCAGCCAGAGCGAGAGCGACAAGTCCACGGCGATCGTGCCGGCAAGCTGGTCGCCAGGCGGTTATACGGCGCTGTTCGTGCTGGAGGCCCCGGAGGTCCGCTTTGACGACGTGATGACGCGGCGGATCACCCAGTGCGACCAGGCCCTGCCCATGGACCCCAAGTTCGTCGAGGTCTGCCAGCGGCACACGATCGAGGTCTGCGGCTGCGTCCCGGACGTCCCGGTGCTCGTCTCGGCGGTGGCGGCAGACCACAGCGTGCGGATACGGTTCGCCCAGCAGCGTCCGGCGGAGCAGGTCCGGCTCGTTCTCCGCCTGACCGGGATCCGCAAGGGTTTTGCCGGCAAGCGGTTCCCGGATCGCTCTCGCAAGCAGTTTGAGGCCAATGAACAGTTCATCCAAAGCGCCTACCCCGCGGGGTAAGTCCTATGCCGTTTTTGTTGAGAGGATCATCAAAATCCTTTTCCAGCGTGAGCGAGGGTAGTGCTTCGTCGGCGTCATCGAGTTCAAGCGTAACGGCATCGTGTGAATGCTGTAGCGGTACCGTACCGGATAGTATTACAGCCACCCCGTACGGTTTCGGCTCTGACTGTGGGTTTGACTGCTGTGACTGGACAAAGATCAACACCACGTCATTCATTTGCAGATTCATCAGCGCCACGGCCGGCGACGTGTGCTACTGGGAGAGCGACCCGGTATTGGTCGAGGGCTTCGGGTGCGACCCGGGCGACTGTTGGCCGGGCGGATTCTACGACCGCTATTTCAAAATCAAAATCACGATCAACTGCGAAGAGGAAGGCTATACGACTGTTACGGCCGACCTGTACGGGAGCAGTTCGGCTAGCGGGCCTTGGGACCTGGAATATCAGTGGATCAAAACGGTGGCGTCCAGCACGATCGACTGCACGTCCATTGGTACGATCCCCGGCGATATGGACGACTGGCCGTATCCCTGCATGACCAATCCGCCATACGTCATCCTCAGTTAATGTTCACGTTTCATTCAGTCAACCCGAGCACCGGTCGCGTGATGGCGAGGTGCGAGCACTGTAGGAGGATCGTTGAGTTTGGGCCCGAAGTCGCTGAGGCTGCGCTGCCTAACACGTGCCCTGTATGCAATGGCCAGCCAGTAGCAGAGCGGCAACCTCAAGCAACCGACATCGCTGGCCCCGGAACCGAACTCGCCCGAGCCCTGGCCAAATGGGGGCTTAAGGAACGTGGGGGTTGCAAGTGCAAGCACTACGCCAAATTGATGGACGCCAAGGGGCCGGACTGGTGCGAAAAGAATCTCGACCAGGTAGTTGGCTGGTTGAAAAAGAACGCGAAAAGGCAACACTTGCCGTTCTCATCGCTGATCGCCAAACAATTCATCAAGGGTGCGATCGCCAGGAGTCGTAAGAATGTAGTCCTCTCGAAAATGGTAAGGCGATAACGATGATCGAGCGATGTTACGTCATCAACCTGAAGCGGCGTTCCGATCGGCTGCGGGCGTTTTGGTCGATGTGGCAGCGCTGCGACTGGCCTGCCGACTGGCCGCGACCGGAGGTCTATCCGGCCATTGAGGGCGACGTGGTGGGCGTGCCGGACGAGTTCACCCAGGGCGGCGGGGCTTACGGTTGCCGTATGAGCCACCTGCGGATCCTCCAGGACTGCCTGATGAACGGCATTGGCAGCGTGTTCGTGCTGGAGGACGACGCCGACCTGCAACCCGGGCTCGGTCCGGCGCTGGTCAAGCTGATGGAAGAGGTCCCGGACGACTGGGAAGGGATCATGCCGGGCGGGCAGCATCACCGGCCGCCGGAGGATGTTGAGGGCCATCCGGGGATCGTCCGCGTCCGTTTTGCGCAGCGGACGCACGCCTACATCGCCAGAGGCAATTACCTCCAGGGCCTTCAGCGGCGGTGGGGCAACGGCACGGTCCACATCGACTGGCAGATGCACGGCTTCCAGCCGCGGTACCACGTCTACGCGCCCCGACGCTGGCTGATCGGCCAGGCCGGAGGCCGGTCGGATATCCGCGGCGACAAGAAGCCGCCGGAATGGTGGAACGAGCCGGAGGGAAACGAGCCGATCGTCGTACTCCGTGCGTCGCGGGAGGTCGTCGAATCGCTCCGGGACCGCGGCCTCCACGCCGGGTTCTGTCGCGACCCGAAGACGGGATACGACGTCGAGCTGCCAAAATGCCTGGCCCCGACCAGCGCAAACGCCAAACGGTCCCGTCTGGCCGACTGGCTCCGCACGATCCAGCGGGAGTGCAGTGGCAGCATGATCTGCACCGTCTGGCATCCCGACGCGGCCGTGGCCGACGTCGAGGCCGCGTGGGATGGTCCCGTGCTGGAGATCCGGGCCTCGACCGCCGAAGAGGCGTTGTCGCAATTACCGGCGGCCTGGCGAAGTCGACTTGAGGCATCGGCGGCCGTCAATCAACCGCCGACCGTCCTGCTGCAATCGTCCCGATCCGTCATGGAGGCGATGCGAGAGCGAGGATTCCACACCGGTTGGTGGAGGGACGACGAGACCGGCTGCGACCGCGGCCTGGAACGGATTTTGGCAAAGACTCCTGCCAATCGTTTGGTGGCCGAGCTGTCTTCCTGGCACCGTGTCCTCGAGGACGAAGCCAAGCGAGACGGCATGGTAGTGACCGTGTGGCACCCCGACGCCGATGAGGCGACGATCCGCGAAGCGATCGGCTCGCGCCCGTTGCTGGTCATCGAAGCGGGAACCGTGGAGGAAGCACTTGTCCAATGGCAGACCAAGTAATCCCAAGCCGCGATGATCAGCAGCAGGCGGCTCGAACGTCCGTGAATAACGCTTTGAAGGAAGAGGCGTTTCTTATTGCCTCTTTCTCGCTTGTCGACGGCCGGGTCCACCTCCACGTCGATTCGTACCGCTGGCCGCTGGCGGACTGCCAGACGGCCAGGTCGCTTATTGAGGCGGAGCTCTTGCGGAGAAAGAAGCAAGTCAAAAAAGGACCGCAAGGATCGCAGAAAGGATCACAATGACTATTGGCATAGTCGACCAGGCGGAAAAGGATCGTCGCAAAGCGATTTGCGGAGCCTGCTCCGCGCTGCAACGACAGGGCGGGGGCGTCTACTGCAACCGGAACGTGCACCGCGAGGATGGGATACGGCACGTGCCGTGGGCCATCGCCGAGTACGCCAGCATGGTCAAACGAGCGAAGCCTCATTGCCGATCGTGGCAGGACCCGATCATCGTGCTGCGTGCCCCGCTGGAGATCGTCAAGCAGTTGCGGGGTCGCGGATTGCACACGGGCAACTGGCGGGACCCGGTCACCAACCTGGATCGCGGTTTGATTGCGGCCTACCGGATACCGGCCGGAGCGGACCGGGAAAGGCGGCTGGCCGAATGGGCTTCGCTGTTGCAGCGGGAAGTTGACCGGGACGGCCGCCTGGTGACCGCCTGGCACCCGAACGCCGATGCGGAGGAGCTCCGGCGGGCCACGCGGCGCGACGTCTTGGAGATCGAGGTTCGCTCGGTTGCAGAGGCGATTGCCGCGATCCAGGGGGCCGGGGTCCGCCGGGACGGCGTGATCTTTTCGCCGGCGGCGATCAGCGATCGCGACGCACGCGCCTTGCGGCGAGCAAACGACGCGCTGCCCGAGCCGCTAAAGGTCTTTTACCATGTTGCCTGCATGGGCAATTGGCGGGAGGTCTTTGCCGAACAGGTCTCGCTCCTGGACAGCGTGGGGCTGACCGCTTGCGGGTGCGTGCTGGGCGATCCGGCCGACGTAAAGGAAGTGGCGAAGTACATCGAGGTCCTTGACAGCAGCAAGAATCTCAAGCGGTACGAGGTGATCACGCTCCAGCGGGCCTGGAAGTGGGCCGTTGCCCATCCCGGCGGTGCGGTGCTGTATCTGCACACCAAAGGCGTGTCCGCTCCACAGCACGCCGGAAAGGTCGCCTGGCGGCGGTTGATGGATCATCACGTCATCCGGCGTTGGGAGGAGAACTTGCAGCAGCTCCGCAGTCACGACCTGGTCGGGGTATGCTGGGAAGACGATCCCCGCTGGCCGCACTTTTGCGGCAACTTCTGGATGGCCCGCTGCGACTGGCTTGCGAGGCTCAAGTCGCCGGCGGCCTACCGGGACACCAAGGGGCCGCGAATCGCCGGCAACCCGTGGCGGAGAATGTGCGCCGAGCTATGGGTAGGTAGCAAGGCGTGTCACGACGTGGTCTCGTTGGCTTGCCGCAACGCGGCCCTGTGGAAGGGTGACCGGGTGTTCCAGGTGCTGGAATCCACCGTGCAGGAATCGCCGGTCCCGTTGTCTCCTCGAATGGCGGAGTTTGTCGGCAAAACGGCACCGGAGGTTGTCTACACGGCCATCTTTGGAGGTTGCGACTCACTGCGGCCGCTGCCAAAACCGTTCCGCCAGGCCTGCAAGCGTGCTGTCTGTTTCACTGACAGCGATCTGCCGGCCGCCGATGGGTGGGAAATTTGCCGTGTTGACCGGCCGGTCGACGATCCTTGCCGCGCAGCTCGTTGGTATAAGCTGCACCCATTGGAGGTATTTCCGGACGCCGGCTCGTT